AGTTGATAAATGGTCTGCCGGTTGCCAGGTGTTTGCAAACCCAAATGACTTTGATGAATTTATTGCTTTGTGTGAGCAATCAGCAGCCAAGTATGGCCCTTATTTTACCTACACACTGCTAGACCAAGCAGACATAAAAGAGAGCAAAGACCATGGCGTTAGCTAAAGAAATCATTATCGATACAGGCAAAACAGAATTTAAGTTTAACGTTGATACGCCAGCGTACAACAAGTACATCAATTCGTTAACGCCTAATAACAAAATTCAACCAGCGACTAATTTTCTAATGGCCGCAGTGGATGAGTCGCAAGTAAAAGAACTTAAAGATCTGCTGCAACAACCCGCGGCCGCATTGCATTTAGCCAGCGCAATTGTAGAAGACTTTCAGCCGGAGTTTAACTTCACTGTAAAAAAATCGAAGAGCGCGCCAAGCAAATAAAGAAAAACCGAATCGATCAGTTGCTTGCATATCATGCCAAGTACTTTGGTGCCATGGACGCAACTGACGAAAGCTTAGCGCAGGCGCTCTTTTTAGAGCTACAACAAAATGAATTGTTAGCCACCGCCGTTAATAACGGCATTTGCATGGCGTTAAATGGTGATGAGTAAATGAGTTCACTCAGTAAATTAGATAAATTGATGTATTCAATCGGGGTGGTCGATAAAGTAACCGGCCCCGTGAATAAAATCATGTCTAAAATAAATCAACTGAGTGAACAAACCGCTGCTGCAAAAAACCAGATGACAGGCGGTTTAATGAGTGCGGCAGGTGGTGCCATGATGCTAGTTGGTTCGCTCAATCCCGCAATAGATGCCCAAGCAGCATTGGGTGAAGTTAGCTCACTAAATGTTAGTAACGAAGCGCTCACCCAGCTTAACAATACTGCCATGAACTTTACTAGTAATTATGGTGGTAATTCAGCAGAAGTTATTCGTAGCTCTTACGATATCCAATCAGCGATAGCGGGCTTAGACGGTAAAGAATTATCTGAATTTACTAACTCATCGGCCATATTAGCCAAAGGCACCAAGTCAGACGCAGCCACCACAACCGATTATTTCGGCACCATGTACGGCATTTACCAAGACACCGCTAAGGAGGTTGGTAAAAGCGAGTGGGTGCAAATGCTAACAGGACAAACCGCAGCCAGTGTTCGTATGTTTAAAACCACCGGTAGCGAAATGGCTGGGGCGTTTTCAAGTTTAGGCGCCGCTGCAAATTCACACGGCATTGAAATGAACGAATCAATGGCGGTGCTCGGCCAGTTGCAAGCCACGATGTCTGGCTCTGAAGCTGGCACAAAATACAAAGCATTTTTAACGGGAGTAGGGGCCGCGCAGCAAAAGCTAGGTTTACAACTGACCGACTCACAAGGCAAGTTACTGCCTATGGTGGATGTAATCGAGCGCTTAAAAGGGCGGTTTGGAGAGATTGACACCGTAGCAAAATCAGATGCACTTAAAAATGCATTTGGTAGTGACGAAGCAGTTGCCATGCTTAAATTATTGATGCCCCAAACAGAGCAGTTAAAAGGCAATATATCCGAGCTGGCAAATATATCAGACATGGGTGTTGCTGTAGAGATGGCAAACGCAATGAGTACATCGTGGGATAAATTTGGCGGTTCTTTAAATGCTGCATTGGTTAGTTTAGGCCAAGCCGTGTTACCAATTATTGAGCCTGTGGTTGATGTGCTGTCGTCTTTGTTGCAAGCCGTTGTGTGGTTAACACAAGAGTTCCCAACATTAACGGGGATCATTGCCGCAGCAGCTGTGGCATTTACTGGCTACATAGTGATCATGGGGGCATTCAATGCAGTCATGGGGTTATATCGTTATGCAATGCTTTCAGGTATCGCGCTAACCAAATCTCATTTGCTTATCACAAAATTATGGCAAGGTGCATTAATTGCACTTCGTGTCGCTGGGTTTGTTGCACTTATAGCAAGCATGAGCGCCGCCGCTATTGCCATGGGCACATTTAAAGCAGTTATGCTAGCAGGCCAAGCAGCTACATGGCTGTTTAACGCCGCACTGTGGGCAAACCCCATAACATGGATTGTCGCGGGAGTGCTTGCATTAATTGCTGCTGTCGCTGCATTAATCTATTACTTTGATGATATAACCGCAGCTTTTGCAGGGTGGGCTGATAGCTCAATGATATTCCAAGGGCTACGCGTCGCCTTCGACTTACTAACGCTGCCACTGCAATTAATGTGGTGGTTAATTAAAACTATTGCTACCGGAATCTATGACTTTTTTGCTCCTGCATTTTCCGCTATCGGCTCAGTTTTTTCATTCTTGTGGGATGTTATATCTGGTATTGGCGGTGCAATCGCGGGGTTCTTTGGTGGCATAGCACAAGGGATAGGCGGGTTTTTCTCATCAATCTGGAGCGGAGCGGGTGAGCTAATCAGCCTGTTTGTAAATTTCTTAGGTGAAAAGTTTAGCTTCGTCACTAACTTCTTTAGCGGTATTGGTAATTTTATTAGTGGTATTTTCGATCGTGTCACAGGCTTTTTGAAGAACATAGCCGATAACGGTATTTTAAACATGGTCGTCTCGTTCTTTAGTGATGAAGACACCGTAGCGGTTAAAGCTAAGGTTGACCAAACAGCGCTTGAGCCAAAAGCCGCACAACCAAAAACAATGGTTATGCAAAACGCCGATCAAGCTTACAGCCGTGACTACGGCCAAAGCGTGATAAGCAAGGCAAACGCGCCAGCCGAGCAAGTTAGCTCGCAATACATAGCACCAAATAGCCCTGTAAATTATGCAGCACCTAAAGTTGCAACGCTTACAGAAACTGAAAATTTGCGCGTGGTGGCAGCGGCAAACCAAGCAGCAAGCGATCCTGTTTATTCAGCTAAACCAAAAGCAATGACCGAGCGTGAAGCCGCAAACGATGCGTTTAAATTTACTAGTCAGCGCCTGCCCGCTGTGCCAACCGACAACACAGTGCCACTAAATTTAAAGTCGCAAGCACGTAGCCAGGCGTTAATAAACAGCGCGTTCCCAAGCGAGCAAAACAGCGCAGTAACTAACAGCGCAGCCAGCACTGCAATTAATGACGCTGTAAATAACACGCATGCATTAACAGCGGTAAATAGCAGTGTAACTAACGCTACGCAAAACAACTTAGCGCCAGCGGCCATAACTGCCCAACCAAAAGCAATAACCGAGCGTGAAGCTGCAAACGATGCGTTTAAATTTACTAGCCAACGCCTGCCCGCTGTGCCAACCGACAACACAGTACCACTAAATTTAGAGTCGCAAGAACGTAGCCAAACGTTAATAAATAACGCATTCCCAAGCGTTAAAAATAACGCAGTAACCACAGCTGCTAACGATGTCGCAAACTCAACTAGTGCAACAACGGCCAGCATCAATAGCAGTGCTATTAACTCAGCATTACAAAACAGCACAGCTAACAATTTTACTAACGCGGCTAATTCGCCAATATTTAGCAGCTCACAAGCGCAACTATCAGGCGTTAACCAAACGGTTTCGCCTTTGCAGCCGTTGCCAACGGCTAAAACAGATCAGGCAATTACCAACACGGCAAACAACAGCGCATATAAAGTTGACCAACTAAGCACTGAGCAACAACAGCAAAGCAATAGTTATAAAGCCAAGGTGCAAAAGTCTGCGTTTTTACAAAACCTAACCAGCAATACAAATAACAACAGCAGTTCTAGCGACAGCGATAACCGTAAGAGCGTGCATAAATCTGACGACTTAGCACAAAGCTTTGAACAAATGATGGAGTTAGCCGGCTAATGGAATTTGATATAGCGCTGCATATAGATTTAGAAATACAAGATAACGACTTTGTACTAAACGACTCGTTAAGCCCAAGCACATTAAAAAAGGCTGATGTTATCGCGCAGGATATTAAGCACCGAATTTTAGAAAGCGGCCTATTAACTAAGCTGGTTGGCCTGCGCAATAAAAACGGTATAGCCCCCATTTTAACTGAGCTTGAATTACTCACAGAGCAAGACAATCGCATTAAGCCAGGCACTATAAAAGTGTATCGCAATGACGACGGTACATTAAGCATCACCGCGCAAACGCGCCAATACGGAGGCCTACAAAGTGGACTTTAAAACCCTAATGCAAAACGCTGGCTTGCCAATGGACGAGCAAACGGCACAAGCGCAGTGGCAAACACAACTAAAAGAACAAAACATACAAGTTGCCAACAACTCACCGTTTGGCCCGTTTTGGCGAACCGTTGAAGCGTTGATCACAAAGCCCGTTGTACAGCTCTTTAATTGGATAGCCCAGCAATTAATGCCAGACTTATTTATTATGACCGCTAGCCGCACTGCATTGATTGAACGCCACGGCCCCGCCCGTAATGTATTTATTCAAGCAGGCGTAAAAGCACAAGGCATACTCACGTTCACCCGTATCAATACTGAAGGTGAAAGCGCTATTGTTGCTGGTACGCAGGTCATTACTGATGTACTCGGCGATAAAACGTACACGCTCACATTGTTGCAAGATGTTTATTTCAGCGACGGGCAAGGCACTGCATATGCACTGGCCGAGGCACAAAACACCGGTGCCGCATTTAACTTACCCGCCCATGCTTACCGCTACTTTACAGAACAGCAAGGCGGGATCACCGTAACCAACAATGAGGATTGGTTAATTAAGGCAGGTTCCGATGATGAAAGCACCGAGCATTACCGCCTGCGTATTCGCAATGTATTCGGCACCGCTGCGCGCTGGCATATTAACGCCGTGTACAAACAAATTATTGCCAGTTTTGCCGTACCAATCGACAACATAGAAATAGAAACAAACGCCCCCCGGGGTCCAGGCACTGCCAATGCATACATCTATTTAGATGTTGGCCCTGTACCAACAGCTTTGCTGAGCGCGATTAATCAGCACATTCGCACCGCAGGCCATCATGGTTTAGGTGACGACTTTATGGTTTACGCCATGGCAACCACGGGCTTTGATATTACCGCAACGTATAAATTGCACCCACAAAGCAGCAGTATTAAGAGCGATTTAACCACGTTTATACAAGCCGCTTTTCGTCAAAATGCAGCGTATGCACCTACACGCGTAGCGCATCAAACAGTATTCAGCATTAGCCAATTGATAGCAGAATGCCACGAGCAATTTAGCGAGCTTAAATCAATTAAATTTGATATTGACGACATAACCGCCGCGAACTGGCTGCCGGTACTTACATCATTAACCGTTAATGAGGTGGCAAATGGCTAATGAAATCGCCACTTGGTTAAATAAAGGCTACGCCGAAAAACTGGTAAAAGCAGCAACTGGCTATTGGGATCAATCACGCGACTACGTTATGTGGGCTGTTAACCAAAAAGATGAATCTAAAAACGAAGAGCCAGTTTTAGGTTTTTTGGCGTGGGAGCGCCTAACTACTCGTTTAGATGACGAGCCGATAGAGCTCTATCGTAAGCGCGTGCAACATGCACTGGTAAATACCATTGATGCCGGCGAAATTGCCTCAGTTAAAAGTATTTTTGACCGCTTAGGGCTGGAAGTGCTTAACGTGCGCGAAAGGCTCGACGGACGTGACTGGGACATTATTGCTATTGACATGACCGATTCAACACTCGCAGGCAATACTGATTTACTACCAGAGCTCATACAGCTTTATGGCCGCACTTGTCGCCGTTATGAATTAACCGTGCATAACAAAGCTGATGCATCGCTAAGCTTGGGGTTAACGCACGTGCAATGGGATAGCTGCCACATTGATCACTCACTGCATTTGGCCGCACAAAATAAAGCAGCGCAGCAATACAGCCATGGTTTTACTAACCTGCAAAACGAAAGTAGTCACGCGCCACTGCATGCAATTACGCACAACGTAAAACACACACTGCCCACTGAGTTGTTATATCAATTTTTAGGGTTTGATAACGTAGTGAGCAACACCGCACATCAAGCAATAACCACCGATGTACAGCATGTTATTGCGGCGCATCACCGCTATGGATTTTTAAGTAAAGAGGGCGGTATAAGCATCGCCAAGGAGACACTATGAGCGAAGCCATCACCGGCATTATGACCAACGCCGGAAGAAGTTACATAACCACCCGAGCACTTGAAAACAAAGGGCTTGATGTAAAAGAGCTGGTGTTTGCAAAAATACCAAACCTGAATGAGCAGGAAGAGCGCAATCCAAACGAGCCAATACCTAGCGATTTGCAAATCGTACACCGCCGAAATATTGATGTGTCTGGCTATGTTGACGAAAACACCGTTGCATGGGCCGTGGTGCTAGAGCAAGAAATCGGCGACTTTGACTACAACTGGATAGGCCTAGTAACGCAAAACGGCACTTTATTAGCCGTTGACTACCTGCCGCTTCAGCGCAAACGCCAAGGTGTAAATAACGTACACAACCGATCGTTTGTTCTTAAGTTTGCAGCAGCGGCGGCGCTGGCTCGAATCACAATCCCTGCGCAATCATGGATGTTTGATTACAGCCCGCAAATAGATGCGCTAAACGCACTATCACTAACCACAGCAACCGCGCAGGTAAACAACATGTACCGCACGTTGCGTAACTATTTCTTAATGTCAGAATTTACAGTATTTACTAAGGAACTATGATGAGCATTGAACAAATCAACGAAATCGTAACCGCGGCAGACCGTGTGGTTACAGCGGTAGAAAATAAAGCAGCCGAGATAGACTCAAAAACAGCCGGGCTAGAAAGCGACTACAACAGTAAAAAAGCAGCCCTTGATCAGCAAGTTGCCGAAAACTCGGCGCAACTGGCAATCGTTGCATCAGACGGCTACCGAAAAGCAATCGAAGATGCATCAGGTGGTCGCAATACGGTAGTAATTGACGAGCAAGGCAATCCAAATGTCATGGTGCGCATCCCGCGGTTTAACTACGAAGACATCAACCAAGCAATTCTAGACCGTTTGGGAGTTGACTTAATGCTTGGCACGGGTACGCCAACTATGTTCCAGCGCAATGGCGAGCAAATGGGTGAGGTGCTCATTGCAAAATATCTAGCATCATCAGGCGCCAATGGTGGCTGTAGCGTAATTGGTGGTGTACAACCACGTACATCAGTTAACTACGATGTAGCAAAAGCGCTGTGTAACAATAAAGGTGCAGGATGGCACATGATGAGCATTCACGAATGGGCCGCAATCGCACTGTGGTCGCTAGCTAATGACACCGTACCACGCGGCAATACAAACTACGGCCGCAGCCACGAAAACAAATTAGAAACAGCCCGTCGTAGCGATAATGGCATCCCAGGCGATACGTCAGGGCTTGCAAGAACAGACACAGGTAAAGGCCCTGCAACATGGTCGCACGACCACACAGAATGGGGTATTCAAGACCTAGTCGGTAACGTGTGGGAGTGGCTAGACCAAATGATGCTAAGTGAAGGTCAGGTAATCACCACGCTAGATAACAACCCAGAAATCGTAGAGGAAAACTGGATCAAGCATTCAGCTTATTTTGACTCACCAGTAGCAAACACAGAAGGCACCGGCAGCGCTGGATCTCCAGTGCTTAACAGCGCAATTACAAACCGTAATGGCCCAGTGGGCGAAGATAGTAACGACAACCCATATTTAACAAACAGCCATTTTGCAGCTATTACAAAATCAGAAACGTATCAAAAAGTCGAGATTTTACGCCGCTTGCTTATTGAATCTGAGTCAACCACAACAGTGCCCGGTGCAATCTACTGCCGAAATTATGGGAATCGATTCCCGCTACGTGGCGGCATCTGGAGCCATGGCTCGAACGCTGGCTTGGGCGCGCTCAACCTCTCCTATGGCCGTTCGTATGCGCACGGTAGTATCGGTTTTCGTCCCGCTTTCTTTGCGTAATTGATTATTGAAATTTGAACCCCGGGCGATAGCCCGGGAAAAACTAATAAAAGGTAAAAATATGTTTACATATATCTACAAAGGCGCAAGCCACAGCAATACAAGCGCTGAGTACATGCAAAATCTAGGCATGGAACAGGAACAAATTGACGCAGTATTAAATCAGCAGCAGTTTGAGCTAAGCCAAAATGTTGAAAAGCGCCAAGCCGCTTACAAAGCAGAGTCAGACCCATTATTTATGGAAGCGCAATACGACGGCACGCCTGAGTCACTGCAAAAGTGGCAAGACAAAGTAGCCGAAATCAAAGCGCGCTACCCACTGCCTGACAATGCATAACCTAGCGCTTTGTTATCATCAAACTGCCGCCCCTTGCTCAATGCAAGTGGGCGCGCAGTTGCTTGCGTCTGCCATTAAAGACGACTCGCGCACAGATAAGCCAGCAAGCTATGGCGGTTTGTTGTTATCAGTGAGCGCAATCGATCCCGCAGCGCTAGCCAGTAAGTTGGAATCAATAAACGAATACTGCCCAATCCCTGAGTTTATCGCCTGCGCCCAGTATGCCAAAAGCCAAAGTACATTAGATCAAACCCAGCTCGAAACGTATGGCGGCCAAAGCATAGAGTGGCAAATAAACACCCTGCAAAACCTATTGCCAATTCGTGAGCAGCTAATAGCTGACGAACTCGCGGCGGTCGATGATAGCGGCAAGCAATTAATTACTACCATTGACGATGCACTAACCCAAACAGCAGAGCTAAAAACAGCCCGCGACGAGCGACTAAATCAGGCGCAATTCACTGCTCAAAGTAGCGGGGTAGATGTGCAATTAATTACAGCTGGCACAGCAAAGCAGCTAGCCGACTCAGTGGCTAACAAAGGCAATGATCATAGCTACTGGGCACTGTGTTTATTTGTTGGCGAGCAGGGCGAACTTAATCAAATTAAAGAGGTGTTATGAGTTTAGCAATTGATGGCTGGAACATACCGGGGTTTGAAACCCGTGTTGATGCATCGGTAAAACTCGCCGGTGGTGACATGTCGGGGTTTGGTAGCTTTGCACTTAGTAGTGATCAGGGTGTTAAGCCAGGTTTAATAACTGTAAAAACAAAAATACCCATGCTGGATGAAAGCGAGCTAGCAGCCCTTATCGCCAAATCAAAAGCACTAGATGAAAACGGCGCCCGTGTTGTTTACACCATTACCAATGCGTTAGCTGAGGCATATAAAATTCGTAAAGCAAAATTTGACGGTGAAGTAAAAGCCACCGAGCTTGAAGAAAAACGCGCGTGGCAAGTAACATTTAAACTCGTAGAGGTTCAGTCAGTCTCAGAGCGCGAGCAACAGCAGCTAGACGAGCAGGCAACCGAAAACGCCGAGCCGCAAGCAATAACCAGCAACGACGATGTGCAAAATAAATTCAACGAGGTCGAAGGGCCATGAGCACACGCCTATCCAACACCCTAACAATTGGCGGCAGTACAGTCACCAACATAGTCAGCAAAACAGTACAGCTAGACATAGCCAGTACAGGCCGCGCAAAATTTGAAGTGGTCGCAGAGCAAGAGCCAAGCGGGTTGGTCGAGCTGCACCTAGGTTACACGCTTGATAATATGATCCCGTATTTTCTCGGTGTAATAGAGTCAAAGCACCAAGCCAACGGCCGCTGGTATTTAACCTGCCGTGAATTACTCGGCGCGCTAAGCTTTCCCGGCCCGCTGGCTGTTCGTCACGCAACAATTGACGCGGTGCTTGATGAACTAGCAAAACTCGGAGTTGAGTTTGCAACCCCTGAAAACGCTGAATATTTAAATAAAATAGCACCCGCGTTTTATCACAGCGGCACAGGTGTTGAAGCGCTTAGACAAGTAGCTAAAGTGTGGGGCATTAGCGATTTTATATTTCAGCAGCGCCCTGACGGTAAAATATTTGTCGGCAGTTGGCACGACTCGCGCTGGCCGCTCGCAGCTATCAATGACTTTCCAGAGCACACAATAACCGCTAAAAGCTCAACTACTGGCGAACTAATCGCTATCCCAAAATTAAGACCAGGCATACAAATAAACGGCCGCCACATAACCGAAGTAACACTAATCAACGACAGGATGCACATACGATGGTCAAACAAGCCATTAAACGCCTAATACAGCGCTACTTTCCAGAGCTAAGCGAGCGTAAACACCTGCCGCAATTGGCGCGTATTGAAAAAATATATGACCTACCAAGCGTTGGCGCAGCCATTAGCACCGCATTTAGGCCGCTAAAAGCAGCCGACGTACAGCTATTAAACCCGCTAACAGGCGAGCCATTAGCCGCACCTATCTTTCAGCAAGTAACACTTGGCACAGGCCAAGCGCCTGATCATGGCTTACTAAACGAACCCGCACCAGGCATGCATTGTTTAATACAGTATATCGATGGGCTAAACAGTCACCCCGTGATCACCAGCTTATTGCCATGGCAAAGCCTAGTGCCCGAGCACAAACGCACCGACGTAACACTTCAACAAAATAGCCGCAGCAAACTACAAGGCCGCGACGGCAATTGGCATACCACAACCGACGGCGACATAACCCAAACCAGCGACACAAACAAAACAACCGCACGCAAAAGCGAGCAAAGCTACCACGAGCGTAGCACTAACATAGCCACGCATGACGTTTTAAAAATAGACGGCAACCAAGCAACCGAAGTGATGGGCGCATTAAAAACCGTAGTGGGTGAGAAAGCCTTAATTGTAGCTTTAGAGGGTTTATTACTTGGCAGTAAAAAACAGGTAGATATTGAAGCCACCGAAAACATGAACCTAAACACACTAAAAACCCTACACGCCAAAGCCACCGAACTGGCAAAGGTAGAAGGCAAAACCGTGTGGCTTGGTAATAACTCAGTAAACGTGGCTCAAGTGCTGCTAGATTTAATCGCACTGGTAAAAGACATAAACCAAAGCCTAGAAACCCACGGCCACAAAGACCAGGGCGCGGGACCGCCAATTACCAAAGGCGAGTTTACCAGCCATAAATCAACAGCCAGCAGCTTAAAAAGCACACTAGAGCCAGTGGTGGAATAGTGAAATTCCATTCAGTTGCGCGATTTTAAAAGTAGGTTAGGCTATCTGCAAATAACAGAAAAGGTAATTTGTATTATGATGGAAAAGCTAGATCGAATCGCAGAACTAAACACAGAGATGCAAGCAATTTTAACTTTGTTAACCAGAGACGAAAACTACACAGAACTAGAGCATCAGCTTCTAGACTCAGCACTACAACGGCTACTGAATAATAGCGCATCTATAAATCAAGAATTATTAAATTAAAAAAGGGCTTTAGCCCTTTTTTAATTTGGATAGTAAGTGTGTATAAATATGTGTATAAATTATTTTTATATTTTACATTATGTCACTAAAAACAATGCATTATCTAACTTTGATTATAGTCGTGCCAGTAGATTGTTGCTTGATTTTGCTCTTGATATGCCATGCTGAAAACCCTGAGTAGTTAACTTATAAACGCCTAAATACGCGCCAAGTTACTAAAATAATGAATTATTTAGATTATGGCATATGGGCGAGGGAGTTTA